AATGAATATTATGAATAATAAAAAACAAAATGATATAGAGGACGTAAACATTAAAAAGCTTAGTGCACAAAACTTAGAAAATTTGTTTTATGTTTATAAAAAAGAAAATGGTCAATATTTTTATAATATATTAAAAACTGTTAACTTTCCAACTGATATTAATCCTGATATGTATTGTAGTTATGAAACAAAACCTAAAGATAGTTGGCCATTAATTGCATATAATTATTATAAAGATGTTAGATTGTGGTGGATAATTTGTTCTACAAATAATATAACTAATCCCGTTAAACAACCAGAATCCGGTACAGTAATAAAGGTTCTTATTCCAGATGTTGTTCGTGAAATATTAATTAAAATTAAGGATTCTTAAGATGGCGGATATAAATGAGAATGTTCAACAAAATATTACTAGCACCCCTGCCGGAGAAAAAGCAGCTAGTGGACAATTATTTAATATAATAGTTACCTTTGATAATCATACATCAGAAAAATATATCCTTCCTACTAATGACATAAATGAATTAGCGATAGAAGAGGATCTTTTAGATTGGGTATATAAAGGATATATTATTTACAAAAATATGTATGAAAGTTTGGAAAGAAATACCGATCCAGACGCATGGTTTTATAGAATGGATTCTCGTGACGAGATTAATATAAAAGTTAAACCTATTGCTGATGAACCTATGAGTTCTGATTTTCCAGAAGAAGTATGGGAAATGAATTTAGATTTTATTATATATGATACAGAAGATTTGCCCGCTGCTGATTTTGCTTCTAAAATAAAAAAAATATATTTTTGGGATAAACGTTATCAAATGATGTTAGACAAAAAGATTTATTGGAGTACAGTAACAGCGCAAAATCTTAAAAATGCTTCACATTTAACTGATAATACACGTAGTATGTTTACTGGTGATGCAATAAAGTATTTAATTAGTAATTCTAAAGCTGGTGGATATGAAGATACTATAGATGAAGAGAATTGGGATAAAGGAAGTACAAAAAGATTTTATACTTCTCCTATTCATAATAGTATTACAGACGATTTAAAATATTTTATTAATAACCATTTAAGCGAAGAACATGATGATATTGTAGTTATGAAATATAATAATCGAATTGAAAAAAAGTTTCAGCTTATCCCTATGCACAAATTTTTTGATAATGCGGGAAATAAAGCTGCTGAATATGATGAGAAAGGAAAAATTATAGATGGTACCGGTCCCGGCAAATGGCAATTAGAACATTATTTTTTTGAGGATACAATCGCAGAAGCTACAATGACTAATCCATATAGATCACCTACAATTGACAAGTTGAATTTTAAAATTGATATTAAGATTGGTGATTGGAACAAAATTATAGCATATGAATTTACTGATATGTCTGGCATTGATAATAGTAAAGCTCTTGTTAGTAAACCGGTATATTCTTATTATTTTCCTGATGGAACCTTTAAAGTAGATTATGAAAAAAATGAGATACAAGCAGTTAAAGCAGATTTTAAAAAGATATATACTGATAAACTTTTACCCGCTGGAAAAGCAGTTCCTATTTTTACATTAAATAAAACTAAAACGAATCAAATAAATATAATTCCTGAATTTACGTTTTGTAATACTGGTGGTAACTATAATATTAAAAATAGACTTATTAAAGGTAGAGGAAAAATATTATTTGGGGGATTATTTCTTAATGAATTTATTAAATTTAGAGTTAACGGATCTCCCCATAGAACGGTCGGAAAATTTATTGGTGTTGATAGAAAAACTAGTGATGATACCCTTAAGTTTGATAATAAGATTTGTGGTCAATGGCTTGTTACAAATGTTAAACATATATGGAATCATAATAGATATGTTAATGATATTTGTGCGGTTAAAACTCATATGTATATAGGTAATAATATAAATGAAGGAATTGAATAATGTCAATTATGCCGTCAACCGAAGATAAAGCCAAAGTAAAACAAAAGGCAATTGAAACGTATAATGATACATTAGACAATGCCAAAACAACTATGATTACGATCATAAAAGATAAGATATATTCAATTATAAAAAGTTGTTTTATTATTCCACTATCAATTAATCAAATAATAATTGCTATAAAAACAATTAAAGATACCTCTAAAGATGCGGTAACAACATATCAAAACACAAAAGAATCTGCTGATACTATTAAAGCTATTGGTACAGATACTATAACTGCTGCCGCTACTAAAAAGACAGTAGAAGAGTATAAAAACAATAAACTTAATTCTGATCCTATTAATGTAAATGCTGGAGTTGAGGAACAAGAACAAATATTGGCTACAGTTGATCCAGAAATTGAACCAGATAATACTAATGCTGGGCTTCTGTTAAAATTTAATGGTGCAAAAGTTAAACTTAATTCCATTGAAGAATTATATACAATTGTAAAAAAGATTAATAATAAACTTTCAACTGAATCTGTTGCATCTACTAGAACATGGGTACATAAAATTTTACATACCCATCCACTATTAGACAAAAAAATAACCAATTTAGAATTCTTTAAAGAAACGTCAAGTGAAACTGGATCAACGTATATTATGTATACACCAGATACTCAAACATTGGCATTAGAAGATTGGGGAAGTGGATTAGCGCAACCATTAAGAAGAATATTAGAATCTAAAATGGACAATCACACTTATAATATTATAAACGATAATTATTATAAGTTAAATTTAGGAATGACTAGAAATATATCTACCGAATATTTTGATGCTCGTAAAAATCCAAATAATAATGTGTTAAATAAGAGTATATTATCTAATGATTTTCATATTGTTGGTGATTATACATTTAGAGAAGATCACATGGAAAATAATGAATTAGCGTTATATTTAATGACAGCACTTATAAATATTGTTGGTGGATCAGGTAGATTGATAAATTGGTTATCATCAGTAAATAATTATGAAACTGCAATATGTAAAGGTGTTATTATAAATGTTGAAGGTGATAAAGTAATCGTTAATATTAAAGGTGATAAAATTGGTGTTATTGCTACCGTTATTGATGAAACACTAATAACACCAGGAAAACATAACTAGACTAATTAGGAAATATAAATGAATATACAATATACTGGCTCATATCTTGGTATAGTCGTACAAAATGATGATCCAGAACATAGAGGTAGAGTAAAGGTATTTGTTCCCCATATATCTGTAACGCTGTATGATAATTGGAATGAAAATAAGAAAGATAAAAAATTCAAATTTCCAGATTCTATAACTAATCCCGATATCATAGCTATTATGGAACCATTAAAAGAGGTTCTTCCTTGGGCAGAATGTGCCGCACCATTGTTTGGTGGTAATGCAAGTGGTAGATATAATGCTAATAAAACTAAAGGAACCACATCAGATTCAAATTATTGGAAAGATAACGTATTTCAAGAGGGTAATAGACCAATACAAAATTTTATTGGTAATAATGTATATTCTGACGCATTTTCAGAAACTGGAAAGAATGATAATAAGTTTGTTAATCAATATTCATGTCAATATACACCATCTAATTATTCTAATTTAGCTAAGGGATTGTTTACTATACCTAATGTTGGTTCACATGTATGGATATTTTTTGCTGGTGGTGATGCAAACATGCCGGTTTATTTTGCCGCATCTTATGGGGAAGAAGATTGGAAACGAATATATACATTAGATCAGACCAAAGAAGATACATTTACATCAACAGATTATCCCGGTGCCTATGAAAATATATCTACTAACGAAACTGCTGTTGAAGCTGATAAACGAACATTTAGATCTAAAACTGTTTTTAATAGTAATAAACATAGTATTGAACTTATAGATACAGACAATAGAGAAATTCTAAAAATGACACATTTCTCTGGATCATTTAAAGAGTTTTGTAATCATACTAATATAGAACTTGCCACAAACAATGATCAAAAAATGGTTATTGGTGATCAATTTTATACTGTTCAAAAAAATCAAAGTTTATATATTGGTAATACTCAAGAAATGATAATTACTGGTGATAGATATAAAACTATTGGGCCTAAAAAGTATGAAAACGCAGCAAAGATTTTAGAAATACTTAGAGAAATTCATGAATATAAACGATTATTTAATGGAATGAGAGCGAATACAGATACCCCTGGTGAGGTATCATCTCATCAACGTAGATCTGGAACATTTAACCCATGTCCAGCTTGTGGTGGAGTGCCATATACACCTGCTACATGGACTATTCAACCAATTAATTTTTTTGCTCCTTTAGTAACACAAGAATACTTAAATACCGGCAATTTTCTTGAGACTGAAAATACCATTGGTTATTGGCTTGGAAGTAAATGTGCGGTCTGTAATGGAACAGGATTAAGTCCATCTACACAAGATGGAGATTGGGATATAGACCCAAGTAAAGTCCCTGGTGGCGCATTAGATGAGTTAATAAAAGAGAAAACCCCAGAATTAATGAATTTACAAAAAACTCTTGGTGAAGGTGACGAGATTAGTGTTATTGCAAAAAATAAAATTGAAACTATTGGTCTTGTGGTAAATGATCTTAAATCATTTAGAGTTGATCCAATTGGCAAATTAAGAATTGACGGTGTTAATGTTGCATTAGAAGGTACATATTCAACATTTAAACCATCACCTCATGTAGAATATGTTGATGTTGATGATATTCCAGGTGGAGATTATAATTTAACTTGCGGAAATAAGTATAAACTTCTTGTAGGTGCTAACGGTATTAACATAAAAACTTTTGGCCCTATAGATATGTATGGATCAATAGTAAATTTAGTTGGAGAACAAGTAAATATATCTTCTCAAAATGAAGTTCTTATTGATGGTGGTGAACGATTTTCTATTCGTGCAAGAAAGATTTCACTTATTCCCATCGAGCATCAACCAGTAGTTATTGACGGACAAATGCACGTTACTAGAAATGCAATTATAGGTGGAGGGTTATTTGTAGAAGGTGAAATAGGTATGCTTCATATGACTTCACCATTTGAATATTATGCAACAGAACCTGAAACGGGTAGTATAGTAAGTCTTCCAAATGATTCAACAACTGGAGTTGCCCCTCATTCGCATGTTATACCACCACATACCCATATGTATAAACATAGTGCTGTTACCTTTCTACCAACCAAAGAAGCTGTAAGAGATAGTATGAGAACTCAAGGGGGTAATATTAATGACGAATAAACCAACCTTCTTAAATAGAACTAGTGAAGCACCATCTCCTAATTATATTGATCAAGCTAATGAGCAAATCAAAAAAAATGGAACAATTAATATAGATAGTTCTACCTATAAAAATGCTATTATTCAATATAACGCTGGACTACTTAAAGGAACCATATATCGTTTAGATGTACCAGAAGGATTTTGTGGATATATTGATCCTAATACCGGAGAATTTAGAGTAGAGGCAGATCCATTAGTTAATGATTTAAATAATAACGCATTTTATCCAAATACTACAACGATTACACCAGAACCTTCTAGTAACCTTATTACACCATATCCAATTGATGAATGTCTTGAAAATGGATTACCGGGATCATATGAATACACAGAAAAAGTATGTGGTGTAGAAGATGGTGATAATACATGTAGTGGTATTCAATGGTTCTCTGGTGGCGGTGATGCAACAAGTGATGCTGGTACAGCATCATTATCACAAGATATATGTAGTGATGGTCCGGGTATAAATTCTAATACTGGATTAGCGGCATCAAGTCCAATTGGTGGTATTACCGGAGAATATCCACCTGAATGTTGGTTAGCCGCAACTATAAAGGCCCGTGAATTATATCCTATAAACATTAATGTTGACTATTCTGACTGGTTAAATCCAAAAGAGAATAATGATACTGGTGCGGGTTATACATTTTTTTCAATAGGTAATAAACTTGGGGCATTTATTTCATATGACTTCTTTTTTAATGTAAATGATCCATCTGGTCATACAGGCGCAAAATACTTCAAAGAATCTGGATTAAAAGTGACGGTAGCTTGGAATACTAAACTTCTAGAGATTGAAAGTGTAATAGCTACAAAGATGTGGGAATTTAACCCATGTAAAGGCTCAAATTGTCCTGTAATTGACAACGAATAATATTATTCTGTGTGCATAAGTACATATCTAAGAAGTTCAATAACAGCATCCTCATCTTTATTGTTTTTAGCATGATGTATTACTACTCTATCACCGGCTATGTCATAACCTATTAACATATAATTATTAAAATATTCAGTTAATATTGTTTTAACAATATTAACTGATTCTTCTGTATTTAATTTTTTATATATCTTTTGAAGAGTCTCATTAGATGACGTATTAGATATAGATTTATTGGTTAATCTTTTTTCTGTTTTTTCTGTAAGATTTAATATAGGCGATATCATATAATTATTTATCCTAATTGTTAATATATTTTTTAGATTTATTATTAATATCAAATTCTACCAAATATGTAATAAATGTTTTAATAGAACTAGTTTCAAGTTTAAATCTACCAGGAATAAACTTTCCACCATCATACAACTCAAAACATGACCGTCCTATTACTGGATCATTTTTATGACATGTTACAAATATTGATGCACATCCAGGATCAAGTATCACGGTCCATGCCCTAGAATCTAATAATGAATATCCAGTAAAAACCGGATTAATAACATAACCATTTTCTCTTAATCTTTTAATGAAATAACTTAATGATGTTAATTTATTTGTCATAATATTCTTTATTTCTTTAATGATGAAACAATATATTGTAATGTATGATCATCACTTTCAAACTTAAACATAATAATTTTATTTTTTGTATTTATTTTTGTAAAAATATTACCATCTAATCCATAAAACATTTTAAATATCTCTAAATCAATAAGTATTGGTTTTTTAATTTCTACACCACTAAATTCATCAGTAATAAAATATGATACACTATCTATATTTGCAATATTTTTATCTGTTAATTCTGCATATACATTATCATCTTTCATATAGAAATATATTTTATTTGAATCTGTTGCAAAAGTAGCACCCTTTATAATATCAGAAGACTTATCTTTTGTTATTATAAAATCAGAATCAAACATTAAACTTTTAATCTTATTTATTGATACAGGAGTCTTACTAATAACACCATCTTGTAAAAGATGATATTTAAATTTCATATTTAAACTATTATATTCTATATTATTTGAATTTATTTCTAATTCTATTTCATCATTATTAATACATTTAAACATTCTAATAAGTTTATTAATATTAGATATATTTAATGTTACTTCATTTTCTGACCCAATATCAGATATTGTTTTTATATTAGCATATAAAATTGGATTAGAATCATTTGTTGTAACTATACTCTGTATATGATCTGGATATATAGATATAACACATCGTTCTGCTACTTTAGATATAGGAGAAAGAAACTTATATATTAATACTGATTTGTTTATTTTTATTTTCATTTATTATCTTTCTTATTAACGATTACCGTTTACCTTGTGGTTTATTTTTTATGGCTTTTATATCTTGGGTTAATTTAGATATTAGTTTATCTATAGAGAATAGTTTTATAGATAATTTTTTTATAGTTTTTTCTATAACTTTTATACGAGAATCCATTTTACGATCACTTGGAGTGTTAAAAAACGGTTTCTTAAATAATTTTTTAGCGTTTTTTCCACCAATCTTAGTATTAAATAATGTAATATCATCTATATTTTGAAAAGATTCTTTCCATATATCATAATCATCCATTATAATTTCCTTTTTTTATATCTAGGTTGAATCTTACCATGTTTCATAATAAGATCAAGTTTATTATTAATTGTTTTTAACATTTTTAGTATAGTATCATCATTTACCGATTGAGAAGGGTTATAAGATTGAAGAGGCGAAACAGTATGGACATGTTCCGTTGGACATGTTATCGGGGCAGTGTGATATTGTATTGCTTTTTTCATTTTAGTATCTTGGGTATCCATTGGAATCATTAATTCTTTAAGATCTACAGATTCAGTTCCTACTATTTCTGATCCACTAGGTCTTGATTTTGGTTCGTTTATTATATCATAAGATGCTATAGAATTTGTAGTTTGTGTAGGTGTTCTAATAGAAGTTAAAAATTCTGCTGGATGTATTCGTAAAGCAGAACCCGTAGATGATTTACATATTGTGGTTTTATCAACAACATTTAATTGTCCACCAATAAATCCGGCAAGTTCCGCAGCGGCTATATCATCTTGTCTTGACATAATATTCTCCTAAACGAGTGGTTAAGGGATTTCCTTAACCACTCATTATATTAAAGATCCTTCATTAAATCATCTAGTTTATCTTGTACCTCTTTATCTTCTAATGAATTATCAATTGATGAATCACTACACTGTTCCGTTTCTACCGTTTTATTTATTGATTTAGATTCGGTAGATTCGTTACTTAGAGTCTTAACATCACCAGAACTGTTAACATGTGTTCCAGCGGTATTTGAAGTAACTTTAACTGTAACTTCGCAGAAAAAATGTGTATCAAGAAGATCTTTAACTTCATTACCACTCTTACTCTCAAAGATATGTTCTAACTCAAATAGAGATTCATAAAGTTCATCAAGTTTAGCAGTATTTAACCCATCGATTTTACTTTCACGCAAAAACTTAGATGATACATAAGTTGGATATCCACCATCATTTTTTTCAACCGCAATACGAAGATTACACCCTTCATCAGTCAAATCAAAGATTCTAGAACCAAATTCGTCTTTATCTACCCCTTGCGTAGCATCATGAATAATCTTATCAAGCTGTTTACCATAACGAATAACTTTAATTACGCCATTATTTTCTGAATTTATAGGATCTTTTACCACATACACATTTGTAAGCCATTGTTCTTTACGTCCTAATAGTTTTGCGTTAACTTTATCTTCATCATCACCACGATAAAGACGTACACGTTCTTCACAAATAGGACAACGATCTCCATATGTACCTGGACATACACAACTTACAAATTGTCCCGTTGCTAAACTTTGCCACCCATGACTATAATAATGATATATCGTCTTTGAAATATCATCTACATTTGGAATCAACCGCACTACATAATTATTACCAATAGCGGTTTTAAGAATATCCTTAAAATTACCACTTGATCGTTGATTCGCCATTGATTCCTTCAATTTATCAAACATTGTTGCTGAAAATTTATTACTCATATCTATTTCCTTTTTTATTTAGTATTCTATCATTTAACATTTATCGTTTATCGTTTATCGTTTATATTATACTTCCATATATATCTCCTTTTTATTTTTTTAAATATTCTTCCAATGATCATTTCTTATATATTTACTTGCAAACTTATTTCGATTTATTGCCTCTTTACATATCTCTAATGTTTGATGTCTAACATATTGAAGTACAAATCCATTTCGTTTTACCGCATCTATACATAACTCTGATGTTTGATTTCTTACATATTTGAGAGACATTACATTCTCATTAATACCCGCCATACATATATTTTCTGTTTGTTTTTTTACAAACTTAAGTGCATCTCCATTTTGTTTAACCGCTTCTAAACATATTTTTGGTGTTTGCTTTTTTACATATTTAAGTGCAAGCCCATTTTGTTTTACACCCGCCAAATATATTTTTGGTGTTTTATATTTTACATGTTTAAGTGCAAACCCATTCCTTTTTACCGCTTCTAAACATATTTTTGGTGTTTGTACCTTTATATAATTAAACGATAACTTATCTTGTTTATCAGTTATTTTCTTAAAACATAAATGTTTTATTAAATTTTCAAAATCTTTAATTTTCATATTTTTTATATCATTATTATCTTTATAATATAACATATATTTATATAAATGTCAATAGATAATTATTTTATAAGTCCACCATTTATATTATATGAATGTGCATTACACCAGTCATTTATATCATCATCACTAGCATGTTTTTGTGCCGCTATTATTGGCAATTTCATAAAATCTTCTTTTGATAAATCATCATCACTATTTACACCAAAACTACTTTCACGTTTTCTAATAGTATTTACCTCAGGATATGGATTATACCAACTATCTTTAAATAATTCAAATGCTTCTGTTTCACAGTTTATTTGGTTATATGGGGATAACGATGGACGTAGTCCAAAACTTGTATATAACCGTACAGCATCTTTTTTCATAGCTATCATGCCAACTTCAATAGAGTTTGATATATTACGTGTTTTAGATACATATCTTGGTGCCATTACTTGTTTTGTACTATCCATAAATCTATGTAAATTTGATATAAGATCAACACCAAGTAATGTTCTACATTGTATATGAATTAATATATCAAATTCTTTATTAATAAGTGCTTCCCAACATCCCGTAATAAATCCATTACGAAAATAATTCCAATTTTTAGAATATGGTCTTGTTTTTGTTATACCATTTTGTACTAATGAAATATCATTAAAAGGATTAAATGCGGGATCACTATATGTTCCTGTTGACATAAAGATATATGGATCATTACAGAAATATCGTATTCTATTTCTCCATTCTTCAAGAGATGGTTTTAAATAATTAGATTGTCCCTGAGAATCCCAATTACATACCCCATAAACAAGTATCTTCATATGTTATTCCTTTTGTATAATTACCGATTACCTTTATGAGCACTAAAAGATGTAAATTTATTTATGCCGTTTAATACAGTCAATCTAATTGTTTCATCTAAGTCTATTTTTGCTTTCCAATTAGTTAGTCGTTCCATCTTAACAGCACTAAATAATCTACGAATACTATCTTCATAACCAATTCCATATAACGTTTTACCATCTATATATTCTATTGGTAGCGGAGTAATACCAGTTATATCTTGAAATACTCGTGTCATACGTTCTGCTAATTCAGTAATTGTTATTTCATTATTAGAATTACCAATATTTAAAATTTCTCCAGTACATTTATTCCAATTATTTATAACCGAAATTATACCATCTACAGCGTCATCAATATATGTATAACAACGTTGTTGTGTTCCAGGGGTTACAACTTGCATGGATTTATTAGCAAATAACGCATTAAGAAAACAACTAGGTACTCGTGGTATCCAAGTTTTATTTTCAATGTTATTTATAGAAGGCAACCAATCCATATCATGACTAATAAAATTAAATGGTCGTAATATACAACAATTCATTTTACTAGATAAAATATAATTATCTAATAATAGTTTACTAGTAGCATATATCCAACGTGATTTAGTAGCTGAACCAAATGTACAGTTTGACTCTTCTGTGTATGGTTCTGACCAAGTTTTACCATAGGTTTCTGACGTACTAAAATGTATAAATGGAATTTTTGTTTTATGTATACTATCTATAATATCTTTATTAACCATAAAATCTAAATTAAATGTTTCTATTGGATGTTTTACATAATAACTTGGTGTTGCAACCGCAACGCAATTATAAATCATATCTGGTTTAAATTCTTCTATCGCCCAATGCATAGATTGTTTAGTATCATTAGACAAGTTTAATTTTATATATATACCACCACTATTATTATTTGTACGAATTCGATTAATATCTATACATGTAACAATATCATTCATTATTACATGTTTATCTCTCATATGTGAACCTATAAATCCATCTCCACCTAATATTAATACTTTCATATAGTTTTATCTATAACTCCTTTTATGCGCTTAAGTCCCTCTTTAATTATTCTTTGAGCATTTGTAGATGTATCATATTTATTTTTATATGTTATAAGAGACGTTGCAATATTTCCTAACAATAAATCTAATTCATCATTAGGTGTACTTCGTATTATATCAAAAATGTTTGGAAATGCAAACATAACATATATACTTATATTATGTAATTTAACATCTTTCATCCATGTATATGTAACAGAATTTGAATATGTAGGATACTTTTCTAATGGTATTTTATTTTTTATACAATACATTCCAATAAATCGTAAAGAGTCTTTTATAAATTCTATATAGTTTTTAGAATCTGGAGATTCTTCTTGTAATTGTTGCATATAAACTCTATAGGCACCAATTGCTTTTTGTGTTGTAAAAAATTTTAAATCGATATATTCTATATCTTTATATAATATAAATGGAGCTAAAAAGAATCGATCCGGTTTAATTTGTGGAAATTGATTAAAAAGTCTACATAGTTTACTAATATTAGTATGTGCCAATGTATTTTCAAAATCATCAAAGTTTTTTCTAAGTGTATACGGTTTATTTCTACTACTTTTAGAAATTTGTAGATACATATTATATATATATTTTTCGTGGGTTGATATCATCTTTATATGCTATCACACGTTTAATACTAAGTCAATAGTAAGTCAATAATTATGTTATTTTTCCAATATGTTCAAGTTTTGTTTTTATTATTTTACTTTTGCAAAGTACTGGAAATCTAACAATCAACTTATAAAACAATGTATGTATTTCATCTATACCAGTAAGAGCCTTAAAACATTCTCTATGGTTTTCACTTTTTAATAGTTCAATTAAAAACATAGTTTGATTAATTCTTTTATTTTTTAACATTGAAATTAAAGAACCAAAATGTAATAATATCATATCAAATTCTGCCTCTTCTATTTTATATAAAGGATTATTATTATTAATTGTTTGTAATATTGCATTATTAATATATATATCGTTATTCATATATATATTTATACAAAATATTTAAATGTCAAATAATAGTTAATTTTTTAGTAAATTCTATAAACGTATCTGTTATTCCACTACCACTTGAATATTCATGTCCATAACCGTCAGCTAAATCATATGCTAATTTTGCTAAATCTACAGTATTAACACTTCTACGATAACTAACATGATTACTATTTATATTAATTATAATAGAAACATCAGCATTATAATCGTTTAATAGTATATCGGAAACTTCATTAATACATTCAGTTGAAAATGTGGAACATACATAATATGAGTTGCCTTGTATCTCAACATTTCCTCCATATACTTTAAGATTTTCTTTAATAGTTTTTATTTTATTAGCATGTAATTTAATAATATTTTCTTGTTCAACCGTAAATCCATTAAAACCATTTATAAATGCTTTTATAAACGATTCAAATTTATTATTATTAATACCCCAAAATATAGTATTTAAGTTATATGAATCAGGGAGTGTTAACGCATATGAATCATAATCGTTTGCTAATATTATAAGATGTTTTTGTGCATTTGTAATTTTTAAATTAAATAATTTTATAAACACCTTATATGCAAGTTTACATGCAGATGGATATTCTAATATAACAGTTAAAGCCTTACTATATGTATTATTATCATGTCCTTTATGATGATCTATAATAAATATATTATTATGATCTATAAGATCCTTATCGTTAAAAACACCTAAATCCATTATAAACACGGTCTCATAATCCTCAATATTATGAGTTAAAAGCCATTTTGTATAATGCTCTCTAAAATTTTGAACCGTTGTTGGTATATATTCAATATTATATTTTGGAAATGCCCATCGAACTGTAAGATATGAAACTATTCCATCTAGATCCCAATGAGTCCATACCATTATTTTCTTATCATTTATCATATTTTATTGTTTCTCCCAAATGTTTTATTTACTATCTGTATTATTTACTATTTGTGTTATTGAATTTTCAACTAAATCAAGGTTACTATTTGAAACAGAAGTTTCATTCATACTTTCTATACGTAAAGTATCATAAGATATTTTAAATGCTTCTTTTCCAAAGTTTTGTCCAAATCTATTCTTTTGACAACTCATATGAATAATACCAAGTTGTTTATCATTTTCATCTGACCATATTGCAAATTGTGCATCTGCCGTCATTGAAAGCCCTATAGATTCACTAGTATTTTCTAATCCAGGATCAGCCTTACCTACAGCATCTCTGTTAAGCTGTGTTGCCGTAACAATAGGACATTCAAATAAATATGATAATGCACGAAGTTGTTCCGTAACTGCTTTAACATCAGCATAAGAATTTCCACTTATAAGAGTTGGATTAAGAAGATTTACATAATCAATTATTATTACATCTGGTTTAATCTTTTTCTTTTGTATAAGCTTTTCTATATATGCTCGAATATGACTTACTGTTATAGTTTTTGGTGCATATTCTTTTATGAATAGATTTCCTTTTGGATTCATAATCGTAAAATCATTCACAAAATCTTTTAAACCTGATGTTTCATCACAAAGCTTTCCAATTGGAATCATTGATAATTGACTACTTAATCGTTTTGAATACATAAATTCTGACATCTCAAGTGATATTATAATTACAGTTTTATTTTGTTGAACAATATTAGTTGCAAGATTTCCAAGAATAATAGATTTACCAGAATTAGTTACACCACTAAATACATAAAGTGCCCTACCATCTGCTAATAATCCGCCACCTAATATTGTATCCAACCACGCATATTTAGTTGATGTATATTGATGTGTTACTGTTAAATCATTAATATGAGTATCAATATCTTTAAAGAAATCATGACCAAGATCATCCACAAGAGAAATATTACATGCTTTTGTAAATAAATCTAATGTTTCTATAGTGCTTACAGACGAATTTTCATCCGAATAATCTATTAATGTGGTTTGTATAGCTTCATATACAGCCCGCTCTCTAAAAAATTGTTCTGTGTTAGTTAATAATTCATCTATATTATATTTTGTATTTAGTGTTTTAAATGACGCAAGCACATGTAGAAATGAATCTCGTTCTTTATCTGTAGATAAATGTAATTTAATCTCTGTTGGAGTTGGAATAGTTTCATGAATATTATAAAAGGTACGTATTACATTAAAAATAGTACGTATATTAATATCTTTAAAAAAGATTGGACTTGCTATATCTATAATTGATGTTAAGTATGATTCATTAAACATTGCATTATATGCAATGATAGTCTCCATAAATTCCATATCTAATGTATTTTTCTTGTGCTTCTTGTGTTTCTTTGATGGTACCATTTAGTTGTCCTTTCAACTGTTTATTAAATCTTGTACTTCTGTATATAGACTATCATTAATAATACTATAAGACACATGATTTTTCAATGCAATTTCTAAATCAGGAAGTATATAAGAATCCCAAATTGTTTTATCATCTCTGAATGTCTTTTTAAATCCAAGCTTAGTACCAGATGATGTTACATATGTATTACCTGTACGAGTAATAACTCCATATTCTTCGGCCATTTCAAGCAATCCTGAATATTTATACAATCCAGTTTTAAAATTTAAATACATATAAGTGTCAAGAAATGGTGGTATAAATCTATTTTTTATACACAACGCCTTAAGATTCACACCTTTAATTTTATGAGCCATAGGAATAAATTTTTCCTTTTCATCAACACCTATCTTTTCTTGAGTAACAGTTAATTGTACAAGCAACGATGATAAATACAATGGACCTTTACCACCAGCTTGATTTTTTATTAATGAAGGAAACATAGATGTGGGATCATCATAAATATGATTTGTAAAAATTAATGTTGCATTAGCCATTGCACATTTATGCGTTAACACCCGCATCATACTCTTAAGAGACTTTGCCCTCATTCCCATATCAACAGCATCTTTCCCTTTTTTAGCATCTGCTATTTCTTTAGCCGATGCAAGATTTCCTAATGAATCAATTCCTATTACTACTTTACCATGTAGAGATTTATCAATAATAATATTATCTAAGAATGTTCCTATCTGATTTCTACATTCTTCTACTGTAGCTACAGGATTTACCTTTATCTTATCGGGATTTGCACCAACATTACGTGACATCTGAGGGTCATATGCATTTTCCGTATCCCATATTACACCCCACATATCAGAATCTTCCTTTTGAGCATTAGCAATAATCTTATTAAGTATAAGCGTTTTACCTGAACCCGTTGGTCCAACTAAACCACTAATTTTTCCCTTAGGAATTCCACCATATAATGATCCAGAAACTATTGCATTCAATGCCATTGATCCCGTATCAATATAACCATTACCTACAGATAATGCGTTTTCAGAAAGAGTAACACTATATTCATTCATTTTATGTAATTCATCAAAAGCAGCTTTTAATCCACTTAATATTTCTTTTTTACCCATAATTATTCCTTAATATTTAATCATTATCAAACAATTTAATTGTTGGGGTAGATTCGTTAGAATCAATAGGTGCGGTAGGTGTTGAAACCTCACCTATACTTGCAAATAATTGTTCATATTGAATACTTATCTTAAAATCTAATGTAATATCACCCTCAGACATTGTTATATTTTTCTTATTATATTTAAAATGTACAGGTTCTTCTTTTGCCGCTAAGAATTCTCTAAAAAATAGAGGAAATAACTGTAATGCCATACGTTGTATCGGTTTACCATCAGGCCCCGTAGCCTGTTGTGGTATAATATTTACAACAGCAGGATTTTTAATTGTAATTGTATCATCTGTTTCTGCCGTCATATCTCCAATAATTGTTCTACCAATAGTATCTAAGAATACTACTAACTTTTTACTTGTTTTATCTATTTTTGTCATGTTTATCTACTCCTATTTTATCATCATTATCATCATTATCATCATTATAATCAACACCTTTAAGAGTCTTATGTAACCTATCCATTTTTCTGCTAGTTTATTAAACCTAGACACATATTCAGAAGAAATGGCATACATATTAAATATATCTGCAATTTTGATAGCTCTTTCAACACGAGTTTTCGTATTAATTCTTTCTCATTAATTCTTTCTCTCTCATTACTTTTTTCAATATTAATTTCTATAGGTTTAACGTTTGTTTGTCGTTTATGACGGTTTAGATGTTTACGACGGTTTAGACGTTTACGATTTCTTAATATAGTAAAAAAACCATATGTTATAATATTTTTATATGTTAGCTTTAAAATTTTATTTTTTGAATATAGAAAATTCATATATTCATCATCTGACATTTTAACTTTTTACGTAGTTTATTTATTTTATTTATTTTTGTCATATTTACTTCTACTTTTATAATACTATCACATTAAAATATTAAAATCAACCTAATAATTCTAATAAATCACATTCAGTTTCTTTAGTTGGATTATTTAATGTCCAACCAACCGCATCATATAATCGTTTTACCGCAGGTGTTACATTTTTATTAAACATAAAAACCTTATCTATATTTACGTCAAATTCTTTTGGATATATATCTTTAAATGCAATACTTTTAATATTATATTTATTTGGTTCGACATAAAACGTTTTTATATCATCACCTGATACTATTTGTTCATATTTTTTTCTTATTCCTAATATATAAAGTAAATGATTATAGTATATAGCAGATTTTACATGTCGAGGGGTTCTATTTCCTATTGTAAATCCATTAGCCATATTTTCAAATTTTTCATAATTATTAATACCAGTAGGTGTTGCAATATCTTCAACATTAAGTTGTAAATATTCTTCATATGCTTGTCTAAATGCTTCATCAGTTTTCTTTTTATTTCTAGTTGTTAACATAGTTTTTGAAATATATTTAATAAGTGGTTTAACCTTTTTTGGAATTCGAATACTAACAACTTCAACGCCAGTATATTTAATTTCTTTTTCTGGATCAGGTTTAAATCCATCAACGTCTAATACATGTAAAATATATCGTTTCTTTTCTAGAAATAACCCAGAATTACAAATAGTTTCACGTTTAAATACAAATCTAGGATCTTTAATATTACAAGTATTAGTTGCCCAAGTACCAATTTTAGTATTTAATTCATGTTCCATACCTTCTATAATTTCATACGCATCTTTTGTTATATCACCATTCTCATTTGCTAACTTCTTATTAACTTTTTTCAATATTGGATCAATAGTAATATATACACTATTATGTACTAATATATCATTAGCAAAAAATGTATGATCAGTATTATCTTCCATTTCTATATCATACACATATTCATGATCAAAAGTGCCAATACATTTAACTGATTCAGTTTCAGATATATCATATCCAAAGTTTTTTTTGGTCATCATTTTATCATCAGATTTTATATCTTTAGGTGGTACCCGAATCAGTTCACCGTTTCGTATGACTATACAGTTATGATCTTCAGTCATTACAACCGATTTCCCATTTACAGAAACTTTATATTTTTTCTTAGTAACTTTATGACGTATTAAATTTTTAACTTTTCTAAAGTCAACAAAGTTAATTTTACTAATAAATGTTAATATATTAAGATCCTTATTTTTTAGTGATATTAACTCATGACCATGACTTGTTATTTTTTTATTATCTATATCATATAGGTTATATAAATCTTCCATAGAAAATTCTCCTTTATTAGAAATAATTTTCGTTTCTGAAGAATATGAATCAGTATCTCCATAAATCGTACAATCTTCGGTAACTCCATACTTATGTTCTACAAATCTATTAATAATATCCGAAGATTCTTTAATACATGCCTGTCCAGTAAGTGTTACACTTGCGGCGGCATCAATATCATAAAATGGACTATGTTTATTTGCAAACGCACCATATAATCGATTCATAAGAATTTTCAAAGTATACTGCATAACATCTAATTCAATTATAGCCTTAGTATGAACGATATACATATCAGATCCCTTATTACAATGTTTTATGTCCACTTTATGCTTCTTTAACTTTTTCTGATTTTCTAATCGCTCACTATAAATAGAATCTAAAAGTTCTGGGCAAAATCCTTTATTCTTTTGATGATATATAATCTTAGCTTTTGTTATTGCAAGTTGCTCAGTTTGAACCCATTGTTTAAATTGCGTATGTGGTAATTCATATATTTTGTCATTGACAAGTCTAACTTCTACAGTAGAATCTGTTTTATTAATTATTTTACCAATTTTTGTTTCAGGAGAAATGTTTGCACTAATAATAGTATTTGGATATAGACTATTAGCATCAAAACTTACAATACTGTCACGAAGTCCACGTTGAGGTTCTCTTACAAATCCACCTTCATAATTTGCCACATCTGTTATCGGAAATGTAGGAATGATCATACCCTTATTTAACGCTTTAAGTGCCATAGCACCCGTTACGATTGCAATGGTACCTAGTGCCTGTTCAAAACTTGTATAACCCATATACGCTAATTTACGAACGATTTGAAGATAATGTAGAGCCTCTTCTAATTCAACTAAAATATTAACATCTTGAATATTGTATTCACAAAACTTTTGCCAATTATTATCAGCAAATGCGGGCAAATTAGATGCGGGAACCGGATTCTTATTTTGATTTAATTCTATTTCCCCAATAAAATCTAATGTATATCTTTCCCGTTTTTCTCTTGAGAATGTTTTATAAACAGCCATATAATCTAAATGACTTATTCCTTTTATATACCAATGATCTTCATGTTTTCCATATTTTGTTATTACATTTTCTCTACAATATAATTCTTTAACTGGCGAAAGATTATTCGCCATACTTTCTCCAAGTATTAGTTTAATTCGATTAATAATATATGGAATATCAAAACTTTCAGAATTCCAACCAGATATAATATCAGGATAATTAGATCTCCAGAAATTTATAAAGTTAATTAACAACTCAGATTCAGACTTACATTTAACATATGTAACATTATTTGCAGGAATATAATTTCCGCCATTTTTTCCACCAGTTCCCCAAGTATAAAATCGCTTTGATATTGAATCATAAATTGTTATAACATTTATTGGATCAGGGGCAGTTTTTGGATTTGGAAAATCTCCAGGAGAATACGTTTCAATATCAAGAAAGAATGTTTTTAATGGATATTGAAAAAAATTAGCATCGCCATTTTTTGAACCAAACATATCAATTAAAAATTGTTGTTCTGTTGGAATATTATAAAATACCCGTTTAAGTCCAGAATGTTTGATATATTTATCACGATCCCAAGAATTTATAAACGATTTTTTTGCTAATTTAGTATTATAAATAGACAACGCATCAGGATTTGATTCGTTTTCAACATAAATATATGGTTTAACTGGAATAGTTAGAGTACATCGTTTACCTTTATCATTCCATGTCCATAGGGTAATATTGTTTTTTGGTATATTATAATATAAGTTTCTATACATTAAAGCATCCTTTCGTTATTAGAATATCAATAGTCGCATAAATATATATAATTGTCAAATTAAATAATTTATTCTGGATTATATTGACGTAATGCTTTACGGTTAGAATCACCATATTTTGTAAAATATAACTCTAAATATTGATCAAGATGATCATCTAACCACATTGTATCTGCATATTCTCTACTATCTTTAGATATTTTCATATAATATGCTTGATCTTTAGTTAAGCGTTTAAGATGGTCTATCAGATCATCACCACTTTTAAACCTTAATGGTGCATCTTTATATGTTATCATATCCTGATATACGCCTGGAAGTCCTTGATACGCAGCTTCTAGAAATTTAATATTACTTTTGGCCCTATTAAAATGACAATCCATTAATGGAGCAATACTAGCGGTAAGATTAAGATCATACATAGCTTTTGGATAATTTATAAATGATGCCCATGATGCATGTTCTATTTCTCCACTATCAATAAACGGTTTAAGAGGTAATGGATAACACCCCATCATAACCCATTTATAGTCTTTTCTTGTTGCTATTATTTGTTTAACGATATGTGTAAAATCATCCTTTTGACCAGTTCTGTTTGTCACATCTATATGTGTACCAGACCCACAATATCCAATTCTTGGACGTTTTTTATGTTTATCAAAATTTTCGGCAAGTCTACTTTTATTATATAATCCATCAGCCCACATTTTAGGTGCCATATTAGGAATAACGGTTATATTAGGATTACCAGTTTTATCACGATAATAATTCTTCATATATTCACAAGTAACAGATATTTCATCTGATTCTTGCATAATTGATACAGCACTTTTAAGAATTTCTTCTTGTTCAAACGCAACCTTACATCTATTAAAATCTGGAATATCATCTTTAAAAATAATATCATCAATTTCATATATAATCTTAAAGTTTAATTTTTGTGAACCTTCCTTAAGAAATTTAACAAATTGTAATTGCATAGGTGTGGCTTGTCGTTGTAATCTAACAGCTTTTAGACCACTATAAAATCTTCCATCATGCACCATTGTAGTTAATCCATTAATAATAGCCTGTTGTGTTCCATTAAGTAATAATTCAGGCCATAACATTCTCCAAAATCCACAACCACCATAATCAGCATAATAATTAAGTGCACGATTTAGAGTAGCCCCCGGCATTGGTAATGGTGGTGGTTTAATACCAACTCGTTTTTGACCTACTACAGTCGTTTGTGGAATTCCTATTGGCATTCCTAATGGCGCAAACGGAATCCCAATATTCTGTGGACTATATGAAATTTTTGATTGTGTCTGTGTCTGTGTCTGTGGCATTTTAAACTTTAAACTCATAATATCTCCTTTGTAAATCCATAGTTAGTTATATCACCAACCGTAGTAAACCCATTTCTTTTTTCTAAAAATATAATATCATTAATATCCGATTCTATTGCAATTGATTTATGACTTATTATATAAGCAGCTTCATTATATTTCTTTATTCTTTCTCGTATTATTTCTAGAAAACATTCAATTCCTTTATTATCTAAACTAGTATCTAAGATTTCATCATAAAATGTAACATTTAAAGATGTGTTTCCTTGTAATCTTCTTATATCCATAAAAGTAAAAAGTATTGCCAAATCTATTCTTTTTCGTTCACCACCAGAAAAATTATTATATGAACATTCTTGTCCTTTATCATTTATTATTTGTTCACCAAAATATTCATTAAACTTAAATTTACAAGGAGCATCTAACCTAATAAGATAATATGCAAGTTTTCCGTTTACTATTTCTAACAGTTTTTTAACTATAAATGATTTTACACCTTCTTCAGAAACAATATGTTTTACTACTTCTAATATATTCAATCTATCTTTTAATTTAGTTATTATCTTTTTTAAACCTATAACCCTATTATTAGTATCTAATATTAACACATCATATGTATTTAATTCATCTTTTAATACTTTTATATCAATCTTTAATTGTTTATTCCAAATATTCAATTGAACAATTCGATTATTTATATCTTTATTATATTCTATATCATTATTCAACATATTAATATTATTTCGTTGTTTATCAATTGCGTTTAAACAACTATTTTTAAAATCATCAAGATCTTGTTGTAATTTAGTATTATCCTTAATATCTGTTTTTATTTTTAATATTTCATCATTAATATTTGTAATCTTCTTTTTTCGATTTATTATGTCATCAGTTGTAAATAGACGTTTGCATTTATCACACATATCACCAAATTTATTTAATCTACTAATATCTAGTTTTTTTACATTAATTTTTTCTTCTTTTATTGCAATATCCCTTATATATTTTCTAATATCATGTTGAATAGATGTCTTTTTATGTTCTAACAATTTTATGTTATTAGTAAACTCATTTAAAGCAGACTCATTAATAATTTTAATTGTATTATTAAGTCTTTTTAATTCTTTATCATTATTAACTTCTCTACTTAATAAGATTTTAAGTCTATTTTCTTTATATTCATCATTTTTATGTTTTTGAATCTTATAAATATTCAACGTATTTTCTACTTCATTAAGTTTAATGTTTTCAATATCTATTTCATTATTAACTTCATTATATCGTTTTCTCTCTTCTAAAAGCATATCTTGAAATATACCAAGATTAAAAAGTCCTTCACAGAACTTTCGTTTTTCAACTTTCCTTTGTGCCATAAAAGGAATAGTACCATTAACCGTCATAATAACACTATTTTTAAATACTTCTGGAGTAGCATCTATTATTTTACATACCTCTTCTGTTGTTTTTACAATAGAAGACTTAGTTGCATCAACCCCATTTATCTCTAAATAAACCTTTGTTGGTGAAATTTTACGTTCTAATATATATTGTGTTGATATATTATTTTCTATTACACAAAATTCTAGTTTTACCGTACAATTCTTCTTATTTATATTATTAATAATTTCTTCTTTTTTCAATTCTCTTATGGTTGTGCCAAATAAACAAAAATATAACGCATCTATAATAGTACTTTTACCAACACCGTTTTTAGAATCTTCTTTGTCTAAATTTATACCAGTTATTATATTAAGACCCGTATTGAATTCAATCAATACAGCGTCTTTTCCAACACTAAGAAAATTTTCTATTTCTATTTTTTTAAAATTTATTTGTTTCATAAGTTTTTAAAATTAAATGTAATATTATATAATTTCGTTAAGTTCACCATATGACACCGTTATAGCAGTTTCAATATCTATAGGAGTATAAAATTTCAACAATTTATCAATATTCATTACATTATTCACTAAATATAAATTTTCTCGTTCTCTTAATTGTTTTGCTGTATTAATACCTATAATATCTAATCCACACCAAATCGCTATTCTTGCTATTGTAGCTGACCCAATTTGTGCTACATTAAATATACCACATTGCTTCGCTAAAATCAATTCTTTTGTTGCACCAACTATAGTTGAAGTAGATGTAATACTATCACACTGATCCCCTGTATATGTATTAAAGTTTGGAAGCTTACATAAAAGATTATTCTTGTTCTTAATATCACTAAAATATAATCGTGGACGTAATATTAAATCTGTTTGATGATTACATCCTTGTTCACCAACCCATTTAGTAATAGTATAATTACAATGTGCGGATATAAAATCAGTTTCTTTATTATCTTTTGTTGTATCATCATATAAACAACCCGTAGATATATGTACAAATTTTTTATTATTACGATTACAAAGAGAACTTAAAATATTTGGAAGTTTACCATTAATATATAATGCTTCTTTAAAATTATTTTTATCTTCACACCATCGTGTATTAGATTTACCTATACAATTTACAACAACATCAGCATGTTCTATAATATTTTCTAATTGTTTATTATCTATATCTTTTGGAGATTTACCAGCATCAAATTTATCTCTTCCCCATACGTTAAATCCATGACGTTCAAACTCTGTTCCTAAATACCCCTTACCTAATACTAATATTTTATTCATCCTTTCTCCTATTAATTAATATTTCAATAACATTAATTCTTATTTATTCTATTATTAACCATTTTGTCTTCCGTTTTTATCCAATTATTATTTATCTTTTCAAAAAATATAAAGTGTTTCAACTTAACATTAAAGAATAATTCATTAATAGTATATATAGTATCCTTTTCATGTCTATTTGACGACTGAACATCCCTCATTTTAGCTAAACAAAACGCATCATAATTATTATTAAATAACATATATAACTCTGATGCATTTTTGTGTTTTCTATATGGTACATCAACTGTTGGATAATATACAGGCCAAGACTTCCCTTTCCAAGGAGTTTTATGTTCAGCTTCTACTTTTATCCATGTATTATTAAAGAATATCTTAAGATCATACGTATACGAATCAGTATCCTGCAAATCTACGTTATATCCATTAGATTCCCAAAACATTTTAGCTTCTAATTTAGCTTTAGAATCATGTTTATTATAATCTAATTTTGAAAATGGTTTATAATTTTTCATTAATTTTTACTTTCGACTTTTCCACCACTACCTATTTTTATAAAATTACATTTTTCTTTATATTCTATTAGATTAGATGCACCTACATATGAACATGCAGATTGAATTCCTTCTTTAATTTCTCTAAGTAAAAATTTAACATGATCTCCAAGATTAACTTCTTCAGTTACACCTTCTACAAATTCTGGTCTATTATTAGAATCTCCCTTATTAGTACCAGCAGCAGAACCACCATGTACTTTATAACGACTTCCATCTTTACGTTTATAAACGTTTCCAGGAGTTTCCATACAGCCAGAAAAGAATGAACCAAGCATTATTTGATCAGCAAATTTAAGTGCCTTTGTAATGTCACCAATAGTTTTAATTCCACCATCAGCTATAATAGTTGGTCCATCATTACATAACTGTTCGTTATATATATTTTCTAATGCCCAAAGTTGTGGAACTCCTACACCAGTATTTGTTCTAGTCTGACAATATGCCCCTGGTCCAATACCTACTTTAACGGCATTAGCCCCCCAATTTCCTAAATCTAGGTATCCCTGAGAAGTAGCTATATTACCAGCAATTACAAAAATATCATTATATTCACTTTTAATATAGTCAATAGTTTCTTTCATCATTATACTGTGACCATGTGCAATATCAATACAAAAATATCTAGCTCCCACATTGTATAACGCCTGAAATCGTTCTTTATTATCTCCATTAACACCAATAGAAACTATACATGATTTACGATGTTCTTGATTTGTATCAGGCAAACTTGTACAATTACTTGTTAATTTAAAATCTGATACTGATTCTTCAATAGAATTAAATCTATGTAAAACTCCAAGTGCTCCACGAGTTTTTATTTCAGCAGCCATACGAGGACCAGTAATACTTTTCATATTAGCAGATAATATAGGTATATTAATATCTATATTTCCTACTGATGTCGAAATATTAACATCTTTACGTGATCTAATTTCTGAATACTTTGGTTCTATTAAAACATCATTAAATGTATACGTTTCCATTATAACTCCTTTATTGTTTATATTATAACTCCTTTATTGTTTATATTATAACTCCTTTATTGTTTATATTATAACTCCTTTATTGTTTATATTATAACTCCTTTATTGTTTATATTATAACACAACAAATATATTTTTTCAATGAAATATAAAATTATATTAATGTGTTAATAAAATTTTCATGGTTATTAAATAATGTAAACTTTCCAATTGGTAATGGATATTCCCAGCCTTCTCGGTCAAATCCATTAGTACTTGGCGGTGTTAAAACATTTACTCTCCCACCTACCGCACACATTAAATGCATATCACCGGTATTCACACCAATATATTGTTTAACAACCGAGTATATTGCGGCAGTTTGTCTAATATCTACATCTTTAAACGGTATAGTATTATTAAATAATGTGAAATTATTTGATATTCCAAATTGTAATATAGTTCTTTCTTTTGAAAGGGCATCTATTTTAGTTCTCCATTTTTCCATAGAAAATTCTCGTATATGTTTACATCTTTTAGATGTATTTGGAACAAATATAATTGGATTTTTATAATATTTAAGTTCATTTTCTGCCCATTTACGTTCTTCTTCTGATATTTTTACATACGGAGTTATATCAGCATTTGGTTTTCCCATACCACGGAGTTTTCTACGTGCAAAATGCCCACCACCAACATCTTTTGTTATAAATGGCGTTGATGTTAATACTACTTCTGCTATACCATTAAATATATTACTAAATTTAGTTGCTGCGAAGGTTAATTCGACTATAGAATTAGGAAACTCTCTACATAAAGGAGTTAATAGTAAAATATCTCCTAATCCAGAAGCATATGGATATGTTCCTATTCGTTTTCTATCTATCATTTTTTAACACTTACTATAATCATATTTGCATTAAACGAATTCATATTATTAATTAAATTATGATGCTCAAAGCTAATATTCATTATCTCCATACCATATAATATTAAAAGTTGTTTCAAATCTTCAACTTTAAATGCACATTTATGAAAATTTCCCTCCATTTCTTGTCCACCAAATACCATATTAGAAAATATATCTGAATTCCATATTCCAATAGATAAACATTCTATTTGTTTATTAATATCTGGGGTTTTAATATATAATTTACCACCAGATTTAAGAAGTGATATCCACATTTTCAGTATAGATTTTACCTTTCTATGTGATATATGTTCTATTACATCCGATGCAACAATTTCATCTATAGAATTTACTTTGTATACATCATTTAATTTTTCTATATCTATTTTTTTAACTCGTGAAGTGTCATAAAACAGATCAATGTTATCATAACCATTCCTAATATCTTTACCACATCCTAAATTAAGTTTCATTTTTATTTCCTCATTTCCAACATACATAAAATGCCCTATCAGCAAGTGTTGTTATATGCTTATAGTTAAGATTAAGATCTTTAAACATAGTTTCGTAATATGATTTAGTATTTATACTTTTAATTGTACCAGAATTTATCACAGTTGGTATAGCACTTATTCTAACTTCTATTATAAGAGCTTTTTTATTTTCTAATACAGTAGAAAGAAACTGATAAGGATTATCAATATGATGTAAAATAGAAAGAAGCATTGCAAAATCATATTTTTTATAATTAATAATATCATCTTGCCATTTATTAATACTAAAATTAATATCGTTTTTATTAAGCTTATTCTTCATAAGCAATCCCCTAATAATTCTACCAGTTTCTAAGTCTATACCATTCATAGGTATACCTAACATTGAGTTCGCAAAAAAGGTATATGCACCTTCTGCACATCCCACATCAATTCCATTAGTTAATGGTATTTTTAAACTTTTAATATATTCAAAACATTGTGTAAGTTGACTATATTTATATGTTTTATTAAATTCTACAAATTCTTCTTCTTTAAACCAAGGTGATCTGTTTTGTATAGTTTGAAATGACGACCAAAAATTATTATCGTATAATGAATTAAAATATTTAACGTAATTAATCGGTGTGTTCATGTGATAAAAACTATAAACGTTTGATATTACCTTTTTATTTAAGTTTTTACAAGCGACTACTCTATGATGTCCTTCAAAACAATGAATCTTTTTCAATTCAGGATCTTCCAAAAACCCTATATTAATAGGGGCATCACTTGTATAATGCTTTGTACAAATAATAGGTGTAGTTTGTCCTTTAACTTTAATAGAATTTACTAATTTGTCTGAACTATATTCATTTAAATCTTTTCCTGTTGGTATCTTTAAATATGATGTTGCTGGTATAGTAGTTGAATCGAGAGTTGTTTTATTTATATCATAAACTAAACAAATTTGATTAACATCTTTTGGTGAACCCATTGTTGAATTCTTATAAAAATACCAGGGTTTATATAAATCTCCTATTTGACACTTATCTGGATGTATTTCTTTATGTAATAGCCTATTATCATCTTTAATTCTCATTATATCTCCTAATATTTCTCATATTCTTTTTCTTCTTTTATTTCTGAATTATATATTTTATTTATTTCTGATTTATAATAGAAACGTAAATCGTTTGTTGTATAAACACCCCGTGCTAATTTAATAAATTCAATATCAAACGTTTTATCCTTATCTTTTTTACGAATATTATCTTCTATATTCCAAAGTCGTTGATTAATATCCACTAACTGTGTCATATATATATCAATACCATCTAAATATAAATCATTTAACGTTTTAGTTAAACTATTAAACTCTTTAAGTATATTTCTTAATTTATCTTTATCGTTAACGTTAATAAGTTTTACTTTAAGAATAGAAATCTTATCAACTAATTCTCCAAGTGATATTGTTGTTTGTATATTTATCATGTTGTTCTTAATGTATATTCAATATGTAATTGCGCTCCAACACCAGGAAGTACTTTATCCATGAACTACCCAACCACTAAAGATGTCGGGGTTTTACGCTCCCTTTAATAAAACATATTATCTTCCTAGTTTAACTACTTGTGTATTATCTTGTACCCAACAAAAATAATCTTTTAACATTACAGGAAACGTTTTTTGGTCTTGAAGTCGTTTCCATCCATCCACTGCCCCCTTATAACCATAATAATTTTCTTTAAACTGTAATTGTTCTTCATACATATATGCATAATGCATAAATCCCCATCCTAATTTTATTGTTTCTTTCTTATTATATAATTTAATATTTGATATATCAAGTAGCGGTGGTTCATGACTTTTCCATTTAGTTTTATTTTTTATTATCCAAAGACGATTCCATTCATATGGCATATCACCATAACAATTTTCTCCTGTAAGTATAAGATTCTCCCCTACAAAAAAGTTACATTTAAATTGAAGCATAGAATTAACCGTTTGTATATCACACCATGAAAACATATTATTAAGAATCTTTGAAGACCAAAATTCATCCATATCTATTTCCATGAGAATAGAATTCTCTATATTATCAATAAATGAATTACACATTTCTATTTTACCATTCCAAAATCTATGTTTTCCATTAATAATTGGAGGACGTATAATTTCAATTTTATCATTATTAATGGCATTTAAATATTCATATGTACCATCTGACGACATATTAATATTATTTAGATATTGCATAGGAATTTCTTTACACCATGACGTACAATTAATTGATTTAGCTGGACCTTCAATAATATACCATTTATCAAAATATTGAGGAATAATTTCAAGTTGTCTTGGAAGAAATCTCATACCGTTAAATGCTAATGTAAATGCTACTTTTTTCATACTTTTATCCATTTATTTCTAAGTGTAGGCGTTATTTTGTATGGTGAACGTATAATAAAATATTTTGAATTAGAAATATTAAGTTGCTCTACCATATTAGCGATACAACTATCTACTAAAACCAATTTATTTGCTTGTTCTAAAATCATTAACCAATCAAATATACTATTAGTTTCATTTGTTAACGTTATTATATTAAAGTTATCTATATTATCAAATTTAATTTCTCGTTTAAATCCTGAACCTTCACAATGATACACTATATATTTATTGTTATTGTTACACAATTTATTATAAAGTTTTAATTCATTATCTGTATTCCTATTAATATCTAATACCCATTTTTTATCAAATGGAACATTAGCAATTTTATATTTTAATTCATCAAATGGAATATTTTGTGAATCAAATAATAATGTAGTATCAGGAGTATTTGGATAGCTAAATGCAAGCTCTAAACGTTTACAATCTATTACATTGTTTCGTGCCTCATTAATACATTTCCATAAATTATTAGTAATAGGAACAAAATTAACGTAATCTATATAATCTTGAAAATGTTTTATATAATTATAACATATAGGCCATATTATTTTATACCCTAAATCATAATAATATTTTGCAATTGGTAAACATATTACTATGTCACCAATTCTTCCAGGTTGTATAATTCCTATACGTTTTTCATTCATGAGTTTTACATTAAAATTTAGACCAATTAGGATCGATTTTTAAATAGTTTGATAATATTATTATATCTTCTTTCCGTTGTGGTTGCATAGTTTTCCACATTTCATCACTATCTCTTTCATGATTATTACTTAACATTCGTTTAGCAGTATCATCTATCTTACGTCCACCAAAAACAAAATGATTATGATGTATAAGAATATTTGATTTATATACAACACGATCAAAAACATTAAAATGTGCATACATCCAATTATCAGAATAATTTATTAAAAATTCTGGTCTTGTAAAATATCCCATGACATCATAATATTTTCTATGAACAAATGCATTAACACTTAATTTAGGTCCATGATATCCATCATTACAATGAACTAATTTTATACAATCTTTTGGTAATTTATCACCAGTAAATTCATTTAAGATTTCTGTATCCCATGAATTAGTTTTGAATATCATATCATCACCAATATATCCAAAAATTTCATCTTTGCAATTTTTAGCTAAAATATTCCATATATTATTTATGCCAATAAATTTTCCATCATTATGAATAGGAATAATATTAACAAATGGAATTGCATCAGCTATTTTATACGCAATTTCTCTTGTTGGATCATCATCATCTATTCCAAAATATAAATTTATATTGTTTATATCATCTACTGATGTAATAATAGATGAAATTAACGTAAGTTGTAAATTTAATCGTTTTCTACTTGGTATTAATAGTCCTATTTTCATTATAATATTTTTCTCGCATAGTTTTTTTGAATATCTTCTAAAATAGCCATTACATTTTGTGACGGTATATCTGGAGTTTGTTGTGGATACCATCCATGTAAATATTTATAGAATTCCATACCTTCACGAAGATTTTTATTCCATTCTGGAGTTTTAGCAATTGAACTTTTTTCAATACAACCCTCAATATCACTAAGATACTTCCAACTCTCCGCAATATCTGCAAACCACCAGAACGGAGGATGTAACCTTGCTTTAATAATTCTATATGTTAATTCTACATGTTCCCATGCGTTATGAAAGTGTTCATCGTGATATCCAATGGCCTTGATAACATTTTTATAAAAATATGTAAATGCACCTACACTATTTGGATATAATGCCAATTCAATTCCATCTCCATATTCAACAATTTGTCTTGGATTAGGGGGCGAATGTTGATCTAACTCTTGACGGGTATTAATCATCATTGGTTCATTAGTCTTTTGCTTTCTATTAGCTGGACCTTGTAACGCATAATTCAAATGCCATATACCACTTGCTTCTGCGGTATGAATATATTGTTCAAATACAGTTTCGTTTTTAATAAGTACATCATCTTCCATAATAAATATATGATCACATCCTTTTTGAATAAGATGCCTCATTGCATCATTCTTACTTATTCCAACACCTTTATTTCTCGTATGTTGAATAACTTCATTACCAAGATATATGTTATTATTATATTGCGAACCATCGTTAACAATTATAACTTCATCAATACTTGGTACTAAAGGTAAACTTTCTGATAATCTATCTTCGGCATTACATGTAATTATTCCTAATCCTATTTTATTTTTCATATCACCCCTTATTGCATATTTCATATAATTCATATGTTTCGTCTAAAATTAAATCTTTATCGTTATATTCTGTCATTTTAATAAATTCATTAATAGACTTTTTAATATCTACAGCAGTAAATTCATATTTTGACTCGTCTACTGATACAGTATTTGCTAATTCATAATCTATTTTTAATGATCTTGCTCCATATTTATCAAAACTAGAAGTAAACAACATTAATTTATCTATATCTTTTATTTCTTGATCTACTATAAAACTTACAAAATTATTTTTAAACTCTTTTCGTATATCGTTTGTAACTTTGCCCATTGATGTTATTTCAGACATACGTATTTTTTTATGTTGTGGTGATTTTGTGTTTTCTATAAATTCGTATTTGCCTGTTGGTATATTAAGATAATAATATCCTTTTGAATCAGTTCCACAATCACCCCAATCTAATTCATATGGACTACCAACATAAAGTATTCTTCCATGTTTATATTTTCTATCTGTTCTTAAATGAAAATGACCCGTTATAATCATAGGAGCTTTCTTTAAAAGATTAGATGCACTTAAACCCTTAGTACACACTTTACTTTTTGATATATTAAAACCATTAATTGCTAAATGTCCAAATATATAATCACTTTTTGGTATATTTTCTATATATGTTCCCCACGGACAAAATACAAGTTTCTTTCCAAAAACATTATATTCTTCTATTACATCAATAATATTAATATTATTCCAACCAGAAAAAAGTGATAAAGAATGTATATCAGACCTATCTTTATAATAGGCATCATGGTTTCCAACTATAATATTAATATTAAAATCTTTCCACTTAGTAAATAATTCATTCATAACATGTAAAGATTGTACACAAATCTCTTCTCTATCATCATTAACATCACCACAAATGATAATATCTTTAATATTGTCATTTTTAAGTTGTTGTTTGAATTGATCTGCAAATTCAAGTGTTATTTTATGCCATTCTGAACTATTTTGATGTTTACCAATATGTATATCAGATACTATAGCAACCCTTTCATTTTTAATCTTCATAGGAGTGCCCAGTTTCGTTATTAACGCTATTTTCATCATTATTATCACTAATTTGATCATCTGGTATATTACCAGTATTAATTAGAGTTTCATATACTTCTGATTGATACCCAAGTATTGCCTCGTGATTTCGTTTTTCTTTTTTTATTCGATTACAAAACGCATTAAATGCAATTTTAGTATAATAAGAAAACGGATTTCCCTTTTCTGGACTAAATTTTTTATTCCATAATGCTTTAAACATTTTTTCTATTGCATCACCTATCATCTCTTCTTTATATGTATTTCCTGTTATATAAATATTTCCATTACGTCTACAAATAAATGTACCATAATCTGTTTTTGGACACCATACCGTTCCGTTATAATATGTAGTTGCTACGTTAATATTAATGGATTTATTTTCTGAGTTGCCACCATGAAAATCTATAGATTCTCCTTTACATGTATATTTTGGCTTATAATATATATGTACAATGTAATTATCATTAACTGTTAATTCAGTATATGTTGTTAACCCTGATAATGTACATAATGCAACAAAACTATCAATATGATGTTTATCTAAATGAGTATACGACCAAAAAATAGGATTAGATGTTGTAGATTCCTTCTTATACCATATATCATTATCTATTATTGTTTGTATTAATAACCTTTTCTGAGATTGTGTTATTGAATTTATAAACATATAACTTAATCTTTTATTAGGAGCTAATGTAATTATATCAGTAGCAACACCACCAATTATTTTAAATTCAATAATATCTTTTTCGTTATTTCTAGAATATTCTGTAAAGTTAACATTTAGTGCATTTAATAATATTCGAATCTTATCTGAACATATACCATAATTCTGAAATATTGTAACATAATTATTTGTTTCTATAAAATAACTACCGCTTGTTACAGCCAAACCAATTAGCTTTATAAATGAATCCTCATATTGAATAGACGTATCTGACGTTACCGGTAATCCCATTAATTGAATGTTATCCATAGATGTAATATATTCAACAGATGTAAGTTTATTATTAGTAACAAACTTATGACCCGTAGTAACTAAAGCATCTAATCCCGACGTAGTTAAATGATGCATATTACCATTATATGATGTATTAATAAACATATCATTGATTTTAGACCATTTTAACAATTTATTATAAACATCATATGATAAAATTGTATCATCTACTGTTATATCTTTATAATTTAACCACCCACGTTTACATAATGCCTCAGTTTCTTCATCAACACAATAATTTATAAAGTTAGGAGCAAACCCAAGACGATTTGCTATATCACTAATAGATTTAGCAAGTTCTTCTGTAAGTTTATCATCATTATAGAATTTAAGTATTTGTGTTTCAAAAACTGCTTTATCAATATAGTTTTCTTTCTTCTTTCTTCCACGTTTCTTTTTAACTAACGGATTCATAAAGCTTTTTGGATCATTTAAATCCATAGATTCTTCTTTATAATCATCTTTTGTTAATTTAATAGACCCAGATGCCCCAACAATTTCTTCTAAATCAGTGTTCGTTAATTTCCTTGATTGCATATTTAATATTTTCCTTTTTATATAATGATACTCTTTTAAAAAGATGTTTTATACCATACTCTAAGTTATCAGTAATGTCAAATATAATTAATCTATCTTTATTATCATGTAATCGTAATCCCCGTCCTATTGATTGTATAATCTTTATTTTTGCTTTACCCGCAGATGCAAATAAAATATAATGTAAATTTTTAATGTTTATACCCGTACTAAAAATAGATGCTATAGCCACACAAACAATATTATCATTAGTTTCCATTAAATTTCGTATATATTCTCTATCATTTACTTTTACACTACCTTGAATAAAAAATACAGTTTTTCCTTTTTTATATTCTTTAATGGCTGTAGTAATTAATTCTCCTTGTTCAATTCTATCAACAAGAATTAATATATTTTTATCTACTTTATGAGCAAGAGTAGCTATTAAGTTTCTTCGATATGGTTGTGTATTAATAAAATCTAATTCTTCATTGTATCTAGCAGTTGGATCTAAAAAAGTAGAATTATATTGATATATAAGTGGTGTAATATAATTAATTCGAATTATTTGCACACTAACATCTGATATATAATCTTCCTTTTGCAATGCCGTAGCTGTTTTTCTAAAAAGTATTGGCCCAAATTGTCCAATAATATTCCATTCATCAATTTTATCTTCTGGAAGTGTACCACTAAATCCGTATTTGTTAGGTGTAATTACGTTTTTTAATAAGGCGTTTATTTTATTATCTTTTCGAAATTTATGACATTCATCAACAATTAGTAAATTACAATCATTTAATATTGTAAGATCACTTTTTTTACTTTGAATAATACTTAAACTTGCTATAACAATGGTAGAATTAGGATTATATTTATGTGTTCCTGACCATTTTGATATTATATTAATATCAATACCATATTCTAAAAAATCTTTATATGTTTGTTCAACTAATTGAATACCTGGAACTAAAATTAATGTTTTATGACTCTTATTAGAGTTACGTCTTATTGTTTCTACAAGACCCGCAATAATAAGTGTTTTACCAGAAGCAGTTGCTGAAACTATTACACCATTCCCTTGTTTTAATCCTTTTTTAATAGCAAGTTCTTGATAATCTCTAAATGGAAGATTTAACTTTGCTAGTTTAGTTATGTTATAATTAGAAAAGAATGTGTTATATAATGGATCAGTTATAATAATTTTATATGGTATAGGAAGTGTACGAACATAATTTACAATCTCACTAAGCATTCCAAGTTTAAATCTTCCACCTTGTGTAATTATATATCTACGTGATGGTATATAATTTCCATAACGAATTTTCTTTATATTTGCTATTGGATCTTTTACAGAAAAATGTTCACGAAGATTATTTAAATATGTACTTTTAATAATACCCATTTTTCTAGATTTATCATAATCAAATATAAATTTTATCAAAATATTCCTACTTATAGTTGTTCTAGTTTCATAATATCAACTAGATTTTTTATATCAAAAGTCATTGACCTAAGAATATGTTCAACACGTTCTAAATACATTATAACAAATTCTTCTTCAATAACTTTATCCCTTAACTTAATAATTGTTACATGAGTTTCAGCATTTCTTTCTAATGTAGGTCTACTCATTTTAATCTTAGAATCACACAATTGTTTTTCGATGATTACATTTTTTGCCGTAATAATAAGTGATTTTATTTTAGAAAGTTCTATTTTATGATTAATTAATCTAGATACCCATTTATGTTTTATACCTGGCAATTTCATTTGTACCTCTTGTACAGATATAGCATTTATTTTAGTATCCAAATCTAATTCATCTTTATATTTATTAATAATATCCATTGCATTTCCTTATATTTAGGTAAATATTCCTAGCTAATATATAGTATACCATAGAATAGGAGAAAAACAAGTGAAGTTTTATAATATTATTAATAAGTTTATGACAGAAAATTCGATTACAGGCGGAAAAGCAGATAATTTAACAATTGCTGATATTGCAAAGATGTATAACGTCTCAATTGATAATATACAAAAAGAACTTAATATTGGTATTAACATTGAAATGGAACATACTAAGAATAAAACAATAGCACTTGAAATAGCATTAGATCATTTATCTGAATTTCCAGATTATTATACTAGATTAGTAAAAATGGAAAAGAAAGCTAAAAAATCGTTAAAAGAAATGGTTAATGGTGACGTTGTTGGGACAAGTGGAACAGAATCGGGCGGTATTACACCACAAGATAACATTCCATATGCTAAAGGTGATGCAAGAATACCAAAATCTTTATTCACAAAAGAATATACTAACGGTAAAAAGAAAAAACGAAAAATACAGATACAAAGACGACCTAAAACAGGAATGTAAAGGAGAGATTATTATGGAAAACCCAAAAAATGGAGATAAATGGTTATGTGGAAAATGTCATACATGGTGTTCTCCTGAGGTACCAAGATGTTCATGGTGTGGAACACCTCGCCCACGACCTAAAACTACACCAAAGTCAAGGTAATAGTGAGTAAGATAAGAAAAAAGATAAGAAAAAAGAAACTCACTTCAATTCCTATTATTATTAAACGATTATTTCGTTTAGCATCAATAAGATGTCGAGAACGTGCAAATAATAAATGTGAAATATGTGGAATGTGCAAAGGAGATAAACATCCTAACACTGGTAAACCCCAAAAAGTAGAAGCCCATCATATAATGAATCGTAAAAATAAAAATTCGCCATTAAAGTTTGACTTAAGAAACCTAATATGCCTCTGTGGTACATGTCATAAATTTGGACGGTTTTCTGCTCATGGACATGGAATATGGTTCGGAGAATGGTTACGAATTAATAAACCAAAACAACACGCATGGATATTAAAACATTCTAATGATGTCGTAGACCTTACTGACAGAACTGTATTACAAAAGATTGAGGATCAATTAAAAAGTAAAGATGCTTTAAAATTCGATTAAAGTAATAAATAATTTAGGAGTAAAAGTGATTATGTCTACTAAAAATTTATGTATATATTGTAATTCACCAGCATATGGTTATGGATGTCCTTTTAGTCCTAATAAAGTTCATTTTCATGCTAGTGATCCTAAACGCTGTTGTTATTGTGGGTCAGTAGCATTTGGTAGCGGATGTCCTTTCAATCCACATAGTAAATTACACATACATGGAATAGAATTTAATTCTATGATCAAAGAAACAATTGATAAAGGTATTACCCTTGGGTATCTTATGTCATCACTCTCTAAACCTATCACAGAGATGTCAGCATATAAATTAGGCATCATTAATGAACATGGTAATAAGTTAAAAAACCCTAAAACAGCAAAAGAACTTAATTCATATGGCTCATTAGAAGAATATGTAATAGGACTTAAACAAACATTAGGTAAACAAATAGATATATTACATACCGCTATCGAAGTTCATATGGAATCTGTGTATAGTAATAACGATTATTCAAAAGTTTATGGGTCAACTTTAAATATAAAAGAAAATTTTATTGATATTGGTAAACAATTTAATAAAGCAGTTACAAATGCCTATAACTCAGGGATTTCTAAAGCTGGAATTGAAAAATTAATCGTTGATTCTATACTCGAAAACGAATAATTTATGATTTTTTTGTTTTACCCCCCCTTGACAAATCCACTTTCCAAAGTATATATAAGAGAGAGCGCAAGGGTGAAAGGATCTTATTCTTCTTTTTTTGAGAAGTTTAAGGTTTAAGGTTTTAAAGCTTTTTTGAAAAGTTTTGAAGATTATTTTAAAATTAAAAAAAGATTTTTTGAAAAGTTTTGAAGATTATTTTAAAATTAAAAAAAGATTTTTTGAAAAGTTTTGAAGATTATTTTAAAATTAAAAAAAGATTTTTTGAAAAGTTTTGAAGATTATTTTAAAATTAAAAATTTTGGAGAGTTTAATGGTTAATAAAATAGTTCTTAAAAATAAAAAACTTTTATTAATTAATTTTGATTCAATTCTTACTAATATTGAATCTGATTGTATTAATGAATTATATTCATATAAATTAATTGAAAATCATTTAATTAATTTATCTAAAAAAGATACAAAACAAATTATATTTCATTATATAATCTATGGAATTTGTGAAGAGATAAAAAATAATTTAAACTTTTATAAAAAGGTTATTGTTATTCCACCTAAATTAAAAGAATATCATGAATTTTCATTATTTTGTGATTTACAAGAATTACAAAATCTTATATATAAATTATTAAATAATATTAAAAATAGTTTGGCTTTTCTTTTATACTTTTCAACGAATTATATATTTGAGAATGATGAAGATATATTGGGTGAAATGGAAGAGACTATATTAATTATTTCTGAATTATATAATATACATAATAATAAAACATTTACATTTGAAAAGATAAAACAATTTACAAAACAATATAATCTAACTTTTCTTTCAAATACATATTTTAATTCTATACAAACGTCATTACTTTTACAATAAATTAAGTAAATAGTTAAAAGAAGTATATAAAGGAGATTATATGAATAAATTTGATCAAATATTATTAGATTATAGTAAAAAAATTAATGAACTTGCACCACAACAACCCATAACACCTCAGGCACCTCAAGCACCTCAAGCAGCTACTGGTCAACAAGCTGGTCAAGCACCTCAAGCAGCTACTGGTCAACAAGCTGGTCAAGCACCTCAAGCAGCTACTGGTCAACAAGCTGGTCAAGCACCTCAAGCAGC